GTGTATAAACTTAATACAGACTTTACTTCACCTTCAGTTGCTTTGATCTCTACGGTTCTATACCCAGTGTTTGCTGTGTTATTAGAGATAGAATTATCAAAGTACTTGTAGTCTTCTTGACCCAAGCTAATAAAATATCTCTTTTGTATAATGTACTTGTCTGCTAGGTCAATAGTACTGCTGTCAGGTGCAACAATGTTGATGAACAATTCAGGATCGTCTACTACGCCGTCAGCATCTGTGTCTGCAAACGATACAATTAATTTTTTGTTATCGATATAACCGTCTAAACCGTGGAACTCACTAATAATGTCCCACTTAAGATCAATGGTAAATGGGCTAGTGCTGCCAGGCTTATTATTAACGCTTAATACCTGCACAGTGTCTGAGATAACAGAGTTAGTCTTACTGTCGTATATCTTGTTTGAACGGTCAAAGAAGAAACGAATTTGATTATCGCTTTCAAATATGTAACGAAGTTCTCGACTAGCCACGGTATAGAATTGATTGTCAGTTGTAAACAATAGCATCCAGCTAGCATCTTGCTGTTGGTTGCTTACATCGCCTTGCTTGCCTAAGCTAAAGTTTGATGATGAATCTAAGTTAGACTCAAAAACAACTTGCCATGTTTGTGTGCTGGAATCGTAGCGAAGACCAAACGGCTTATTTGCAAAAATTAAATCAACCATCATAGCTACAGTTGAAGTGTCAATAACTGTTCTCCACTTAGGAACAATCTGTGCAATAACTGCGCCTGATGGGATTGTTTCGTTTAATGTAACAGTACCAAAACCAGTAGCTAACTCACCTGTGCCGCCGTTAGTGCCGTCACCAGCAACAGATACTACCTCAGCCCATAGAGATGTTGTAGAACCTTTTCCAGTTGCTGTGCCAAACACTAGTTTGTTTGATTTAGTTGTGTCAAAATAATAGTCGGTTGGGGCATTAAACTTAACTAATGCGCCTGGCATGAAGTATTTTAAGTCTGTTGCAGTGTATGCTCCAACTTTGTAAATTGTTGCATCAACAGCATCGCCTACATAACCAGTTGACGAATCAATGTCTGATGTTTTGTTGTACCAAGAAATATTTAAACTTGCTGAAACAAACACAACATACTTAGAATAGTAATAATTCTTTAGATTACTGTTTTCTAAAATGTCATAAATGCTGTTATAGATAACACCTTCAATGTCAGTTTTATTTGCATAACTAAATCTAGTTTCTGCAAGGTACTCTTCTCTATAGATAATACCGTCGTCTGCAAATAAGTTAGTGCTACTGTACTTGCCAGTAGGATCAATTAAATCAAAGTATCGGCTAATGCCTGCACTTGATCGATTAATTGCTTTTACTTTTGAAATAGTTTGATTAACACCTAGGGGACTAATGTTATAGTCTTCGCCAGTGATCATTCTATTCTGAGTGTAGTATGTTGCCGGAGCATTAGCCTTAATGCTGTCGTTAGTTTCAGATGCGGCAGCATTTGATACACTGGTTGCAAGACCTAATGTTAGTGTTAAAGTTTCTAGTTGGCCAAGTTGAGAGATATAAGGGATACTTATCGCAACACTGCGGATATCCTGGCTGTTAATTGTATACTCTAATCCATTACTAATTCTATAATAGGCACGGAATGTACCTAATGGCATATTACCGAAAGTACCGTCACTAAAAACCAAGCTAACTGCATCGCTAGCTCGTGTAACAACTCCAAAAATGTTTCGAATATTTTTGTTTAAGCTGTTGTAAATGATATTATTGCCTTCGAAGCTAGGCACTTTAGTCCATGCTTCGTATTCAACGCCTTCTTGATCAAGTTTATATAACCATACATCGTTATTGTTAATGTTACTTGCATCAATATCAATTGATTCGTTTGAACTAGGTTGGGTAATTGAGAAAGTACCAGTGTTTAAACTACCTTGTACAAAGTTTAAAAAGAAGCCAGTTGCGGCACTGGCAGCACCTTGGCCGTCATCACGGTATAAAAATGCTAGTTTGTTACCAACTTGTGGTGCTTCTTCGTAGATGAAGTCTTCACCTTTAAAAGAAGTACTAGTAATTTCAAAATTCATGTTGCGGCCGTCAACTGTCTTGTTGAAAGCAAAAACAGGAACATCAGTATTTGCGGCATCAAAGCGATATTGCTCTGTTGGAATGCCGTAAAGTGTTTTCTTATCTGTTGGGTTACCGAACTGTTGAGTAGTTGGCATAGCGGCATTAACAACTTTAATAAATTGATCATACCAGTTGCTGTTACTAGCATCGTTCCAGCTGATTACTTGGTTAGCTAGATTACGACCGTTAGAGTCGATAACATTTTGTGTTGTTTGAATAGTGCTAAACTTTAATAAACCTTGAGCTGCAAGGTTTCTTTTAGAATTGTAGCTTAACATACGAGCTAAACGCAACACACTGTCGCGGCGCTCTGCTAGTTCTAAAAAGTTTTCACGGGCATTTAAGTCAACGCGGAAAGCTATGCTTTGGCCCAAGAACGCAATAAGGTCAATTAGGGCAAGGTATTCGCTGGACTCAATGTAATCGTTAAAATCTTCAGGATAATTCTGACGAATATAGTCAATCATAGTGCGGCGTAAGTTCTCAAAGTCGTAACTTTGGAAATCCGCATTACGGAAAGTTTGATATACTCTCTTCCAATCTTCTGCTACTAGCAGTCTATTTTGTCTATCTGTTGAACTCATGATTTATCCTGTATGCAGTATTTATCGAATAAAATTATGTGTGTACTTATTGAGCTAATAATCCGTTTGCTTGGTCAAATCGCAGTTGTAGACTCTGGCTTACATTGTAAGGTAGGTAAGTTAGCATACATTCAATCTGTATACCGTTGTCGTAGCTAGTTACAATAACATTGTCCGCTCTAATACGAGGATCATAGTTAACAATTTGATTAACATTAGTTGTTATTAGATCTTTTAAGTCCTCAGTTAGCGGTTCGAACAATAAATCCCAGATAATTGTTCCAAACTCTGGATTCATTAGGCGCTCTCCCTGACGGACATGGAAGTGATTTAACAAGTCTTGCTTAACTAATTCAATGTCAAACAAACTAAAGTTTTCAGTAGTTGTATTGATCGTACTAAAGCCTTTGTACATCTTAGGAGCAATTAAATCTTGCTTGCCTTGTCCCTTTAGTGTTACTTTGTTATATAAATTTGAGCTCATTTCTGATCAGTTCCTTTAATTTTACTGAAAGTATCAGTAGTTGTTGAGTACTTTAGCGGTTTGTTATGTAAGTTTTCATGACCTGCCCACGGTTCAACATCAGGTACACGAGGTGCAACTGGCGCACTTGCACTGCCAGAGTTTAAATTAATAATGCCGCCATCAATATCAGTACCTGCATTTTGTACTTGTAACTTGCCTCCTGAATTGATATTAACTGCACCACCTGATGTTAAGTTAATATCTTTATCAGCAGTAATATTAAAGTTACCTTTAGTATGCATACTAATGTCGTCGCCGGCATAGATGTCAATCTTGCCGTTGCTAGTCATTTCAATCCAAGTAGTGCCTCTAGCATTACCAATATAAATTAAATCTTCGCTGTTGTGTAAAAGAATTTGATGTCCGGTACGAGTTCTAATACGGACTAGTTCGTTGTGAGGAATAGTTGAGTCTGCTCCTGCAGGGCCATCTTGTTCTACACTTACATACTCTGGCGGACCATCTTTAGCATGTGTTTTACGCAAGAAGTTTGCATCACCATCATCCATTACAAATGTTGTGCCGCCTAATCTGCTTACTGGTGCATTAGGAATCTTATATTCTTTCTTACCAACTGCGCCACGCTTGGCATTTGCTCGCTTGTCAATAGGGCCAGGTGTGCTGATACCAAATACACTGCTAGGGGCTTCTCTTCGAGCACTGCTAGTTGTAATACCTCTAGTATCATCTGCTAATAAACCTTGCGCTTGCAACACATCTGCTAGCGGGTGGCGAGGCTTTTTAACTTGGGTCGGATCAATTGCTGTTGCATTGATTGATTTATTATACTCTGCTACTGGTACTCGAGTCCCTCCGGAACCATCTACCACTGCCGATGTTGCGGCAACACCTGGTACCATAAAGTTCATAGACTCGTCTGGGATGCAGCCCATCCAGTAACCTCTCTTAGGATCGCCGTCAATAAAAATAACAACCACAGTTGTACCCACATCAGGCGGAACGAACCACATGCCGTATGACTTTTGTGTGTTGTTATAGTCGTCAGGATCAGATCCTACATAGTCAACACTAGTTTGTCCCCAAAACGGACTCATCATCTTTACCTGATGTAGTTCACCTTCGGATGCTTGGCCGCCAACTGGTCTTAGGATTTCAACTTCTAGTACACCCATGTAGGTAGGGTCAAGGTGACTTACTACCTTAGCAAGGTATGGGCCGGGTCTTGGATCTGGTTGATCAACTGGTGCGTAGTTACTTGTATCTGTCATTATTTGTTTGCCTGTCCGTTCTTAGGTGGTTCAGTGTTTGTAGCCGATAGTGCTTTTGATGCATCTGCGGCTGCTGGGTTTTCTTGCTGTGGTCTTCTAAACCCAGAAAGTGTTTGCTGGAACTTGCCGCCGTTGAACTTGCTAGTTAGAGTGTTAATTTTATACAGTCCACTAAACATAGCAACTGGAGCACTCTTGCCGCCTGAGAACTTGTAAAGTCCAGTAGCGTGTTCTAAATCTAACGGTGTTCTAAAATTAACAATAATATCTACTTCGCCGTTTTGCCAGTTTACAGTTCCGTCAGCGTTTAAGTTAGAATGCTGTGTAGGCTTTGCAGTATAGTTACCTTGTCCGCTTTGTGCAATATAATAAGGATCTCCAATGATGTCTAGACTTAGTTGCATCATATCTTTACCTGTAGTAATTGCATCGTGGAATAGTCGTCCGGCTCGAGTAGCGGCATCTTCGTTGCCACCGCCTCCTAACTTGTCTGTTTTAGATCCAGTGCCATCCATTTTGTTTTCAGTATTATTAACACCGCTCTGGCCTGCTGGATTAGATCCGTTAGCAATAGGTTGCAGGACTGCTTGCTTTTCTTTCGTTGCTCCAGTTTCAGCGGCTTGGGCTACATCTTGAGACGATTTAAAATTGTCGGCTGCAAAAGTAGCTTGAAAACTGTTGTTAAACTCAATGTTGAAATTTATAATTTCTGAATTCTTGCCGGTATAGATATAATCATACACCTTAACTGCTTGCTTCTTTAAATTATCAAAACCTGGAGCCTTACTGTTAACACTCATTACCTTACTAGCATGTGCTTTGTAGGGAACTACACGGTAAACAATTAACTTAGGTTTTGAACCAGTTGTTTTTAAATTCTCGTCTGTGGTAATGTTGTACACTTGCACATCAATGCGCCACCAATCTTTCATTCCTTCTTTATCAACTTTAGACTTATCAAGAGTGTTAGGAACAAACTTACTGTTTAACAACACTTGATTGATTGCATTGAGAATGTCAGTGTCTTGACGGAAACGGAAATCACTCTCTTTAGGATTAATGATCATGTTGCTTCGTACATTAATCTGTTTAGCGGCATCGTATACAACATTATCTTTGCTAACAGGCACATCGCCCTTGTTACCTAGATCAAATTTCATCTCCGAAGAACCTAATGCATTGCACTGTCCGTCTGGTTGTACTAGAGTACTGTTAATTTTACTCTTACTGATTCCTAACTTAGTAAACAATGCGCCGCTAGTAGCGTTGCCGCCATTAGTAACATTAGTAGTTGCTTTAGATTTATTTTCTTTGCTGCCTTCAGCAGGAGTAGTTGCGCTTGACCATACTTCGTTTGGAAATACGATAACGATCTCATCAGGGACTGCAACATTGTGTGCCTTAGCAGTGTCTCTTAACTTTTGATTAATGACTGCTTGCAAACTCTTTTCACCTGTCTGTAGCATTTCCTGTACAGTCTTACCTCGGATTGATACATCGCTTTTCAATGCAGAAGCTTTTGAAGCAAGAGCTTGCTGGTTATAAGGCATCCCCGAACACGCATACACTGAACCAGCTTGGCTTACTTTCATATCGAATGCTGTAAACTTAAAAGGTATGTATCTTGTAGTGTTAGGAATAAGATCCATTGTACCACTTGAGCTGTTACCTCTAAACTCAATTTTTAAAAGATAAGGAGCATCGCGATAATTTTTATGGCCAGCTTGATACGCCGCCGTTTGCAAGGCAATGATAAACATACCCATACTTAACGGCTCTGTTACTTTAAAAGAAAGTCCAGTAGCGTTAGTGTTGTTGCCCTTCTCATGTCCAATAACACTGTCGATTGTTAAATCATCTACAAAGAAATCAAATTTACCGTAAGAAGTGTTAACTCGATTTGTAGGATCAGCATTTGCTGACTTGCATATTAACGGAAACGATTTACCGCTTAGATAAGTTGTATCTGGAAAATTTAAATCGTTGTCTGTTAATACGCCTAAACTAATAATGTAGTTGTAGGTTGGGTAAGAAGACAGTACATTAGGCATTGGTAGCTTAATTGACGTCTTTGCTCCGCCAAACAATGCGCTTAGTCCGCCGCCTGATAATGCCGACACTGGGCCTGAATCTGCAAGGCCTTTTACTGCGGTTATTCCTGCGGTAGTTGCGGCACCAATTGCATCAAATAATGCCATGTTATAATCCTAATGCTATTTTAAGGCTGCTGCCTTTAGGGATATAAATTTTCTTCCCTGTAGTAAAATCAAAAATTGGATCGTCAAGGACGTCTAAGTTTCGCTGGATGAAGACCCACCACAAGGCTGCTTCACCGTACAAGTCAAATGCTAACAAGTCTGGACGGTATTCGTACTGTGCTTCAATTGTGTACAAGAAGTCGTCTGACTCGGCACTAACTGCTCTAATAGATAGTAGATCTAAATAATCCTGTTTTACCTGTGTTGAATACCACGGGCTTAAATTTGTATAGGCTGCTGGCATATTAAATGTATCCTACTGCGTTGTTCATATATCCGCCTGTGACAAATCTGTCTAGGCTGAAATTTCTTGCACTTGCTCTGCTGTATACTGGTTTCAATGTTAAGCTGATAGTGCTCTTTGTTGGTACATGAGTCATACCACCACTTGTTTTACCGCCAATACCAAAAGTACCTGCTAGTGCGGCAACTGAACTTACACTGCCTGCAAATCCGCTAACTGCTGACGAGACTCCCGACAGTTGAGGTAATGCTCCACCTAGTGTATCAGCAAGTCCGCCGATGCTGTCTGCAATACCTGCAATCTCGCCGGCTGCACTTCCAAACACTTCAGTAGCAATATAATCGCAATCTGAACCAAGGTTGATACTCATTGATGCTACTACCACCGGTACATTCTTAAACACATAAGCACCATAACCGTTTAGGAAAACTGCTGGAGGTGGGTTACCTGCTTTAGGGTCTGCGCCGGCAAACATTTTAGTCATTGAGCGCAGATAATGCACTGTGGCGATCCAGTATAGAGCCTGTGTTGCATCTTCAACTAGGAAAGGTGCTTCAATTTTGATTTCGCCAGGATCACTTTTTTGGTACGCCTGGAAAGTATAATTAGTATGTACAGTTGAAATTGGACTGTATGTGGCACCAGAAGAAATATTAATGCTAGGAGTGTAGGGAAACACTAATCCGCCAGCATCTTTTAACGGCTTAAGAACTGGACTTGTCATGAAGCTAGCCCATCTTGGTAATGTTAATCGAACACGCCAATCATTAGCGGCATCATCGCCACCAAACATTGAAAGCGCACCCATAACATCGCCTAGAGCTTCACCTGCCGCTGGCAAGCTAGCACTACGGATAGCACTCATTACACTAGTACCAGCGGCAACCGCGGCTCCTAGTTTGTTAGCAGTATTCATAGTCTGTGAACCGAAACTAGCGCTCGGTTTGAAACTTGTTGTTATGCGTTGTCCTCTATTGAATGCCATAATCTTTTTCCTTTTGGTAACATATTTAGTTGACTTTTTAATGTGCGTAGTTTATACTTAACATTCCGGAGATATAATTAATGACAGCGAAAGTAAATTACCTAAACAACAAGGATATGTTGTTAGAAATTCATAGAAGTAAGAGCACATATTGCAGTTTTACCGATAAAAAGTATCACCAATATGACATTATTTTGCCAAGTTTAGACAAAGTAAACATACGCACGATAGCCGAAGCTAAAAGAAATCAGGCCAAAAGAATAGGTGATTTAGATTATCAAACTCGCAAAAAAGCCGGTGAAAAAGTAAAACAAGCCGACTGCGAAGTAGACTACAAGAAGATTGCTAAGACGGATTTAGTCTTTAGAATCATGACTTTCGACCATATCCCGCTTAACAATACCCGTAAAAAGAATCCTAAAAGCCTAGCTGATCACCGTGACAAGGTAAACTTTCCTCCATTCCAGCACTGGAAGTTTAACGAAGAAGACGAGCTAGTATGCGTAGGCAAATCGCACTGGAAGGGTGATCTAGAAAAAGGACACTTTGATAAAGATGCGGGCCAAATTACTAACACC